GGAGGTCTTGGACTTGTTCCTAAAGAGAACATTTTAATACAGACCCCAACAGCGACTATCGGCGTTCGTGGCACGGACTTCACGACCACCGTCGACGAATTAGGTCGCAGTCTAGTTATATTATTACCAGATGAAGATTGCACAGACAAAGTAGCCTTAGAACAAGGTTGTGCTCCTAGTGGTAGTATAACAATTACAAACCAAGGAGGCACAGTTATACTTGATGAAGCATATATGAGTGCTATGGTGAGTACAGCAGAAACACCTCCTACTCCACCAGTTGTTTTATCTGGCATTGATTTGAATGTTATAGACAATATGTTTATTGTATCAGAGCCTGCAGAAATTAAAGAAGCAATACAAGAGCAAGTAGAGGAAAAGCAAGGAGTTGATTATCTTGCATTTACAGATTTAGACTTTGATGCTCTAGAAGAGAACATACTCGAAGATGACAAAGAAGCAAACTTAGAATTCACAGAATTAGACATAAATTTTCTTGATGTTGATTTATTGCAAGACTTATTAGAGATAATGGAAGTAAGTATTGATTTAGCAACAGCAGGTACTGGCGATGGTGGTGAGGGATTTAATGGTGCCAGTATTGTTGGTACAGCACCAGGGTTTGACAAAGAGACATCTTTTAACACAATAATAGACCAAGGTGGCGGAACAATATGGTTCTACAGAGATAACAATGGTATTATAAGTGTTAAAATACCAATTTCAGCAGGTGCAAGGATAGACTCAGAAGTAGACGGCAAAACCGGAACAATTATTGTTAATGGTGGCGGCAGTATAAATATTATTATCAGACAACAGAGCGGATAATAAATGAATCCAGATTACATATTACCATATGTTAAAAAAGCAAAATCATATGGTAACAGAGTACTTATTGTATCTCAAGACGAAGAACTAGATCTTGCACAGTCCCTTGCTTCTGCAGGATTAGAAGTTAGGTATCTAAAAACATACGACATAATTCTTACCGCAAACCCAGAGTACAGAAACGACTTAGTGTGGGCTCACACAGTTATTTTCTTTGGGCACACAGTACAAATAGACTCCGGGGTAGCATTTAATCTAATATGCAAAACTCCTCTACAAGAAAATACTCCTCATGAAGTGTTTAGCGGAACTTGGAAACAGTATAGTGAATCAAGGCTAGCAAGTTTTCATAATGTTAAAGAAGCATGGTCAGAGATAGTGAATGTCTGGCCAGAATTACCATACAAGCCGTACACTAATGATATTGGTATAGTTTATGCAGGTGCAGAGCATGGAATATCAGTTGCACATATCTGCACATGCGAGTTAGTAGACTATGTAGAGATGTTGCGTAAAACAGGTGCTAAAAAGTTTTTGTGCTATAACTTAATGGAAACAGCACAGTTAGACAGTATATTACGAATTCAGTTATTAGCAACAGCAATGCCGGGCATAGATTGTAAGGACTTTATATATGTTACTGCGGCATCTAATATGGAATCAAGTTGGAAACAATTTTGTATAGAAAATCAAATAGAAAATCCTATTAGTATAATGTCTGGTAATTGGTATGATCAAACATGGTGGAATACGTCATGGAATCCGTTAGATGAAAATATAGATGTTCCTGATTTTGACCCAACCTACTTGCCGCCAAATACTTTCTTATGCTTTAATAATGTTCCAAGATGGCATAGGACAAAAATAGTTACAGAGTTAGTGCATAATAATTTACTAGAAAACGGACTAGTAAGTTTGCGTAATAATAATTCTATACATTTTGATGAACTAGATCTCGAACAAACAAGACCAGAAGCAACACAATGGTTAAAAGATAATATACCATTAAGTATTGATGACACAGATGCTAGGCTTAGGCATATGGCATTTCCTGATACCACAGATGTAGCATTGCATAGAGATACAAATTTTTCAATAGTAACAGAAACAATTTTTCAAAGGGAGAACACAATACCGCCCGACAACAGTACAGACTTTGTTAAAGGTGGCTTTTTCTTTACAGAAAAAACATATAAACCGTTTTGGTTTAAACAAGCATTTGTACTTGCCGCAGTTCCAGGTATGCTACAATATCTTAAATCTATTGGTTGGCAGACGTTTTCACCCTACATCGACGAGAGCTATGACAACGAAATAGACGACAACAAACGTTTAGAAATGATTATTAATGAAGTAAAACGGCTAAATAGTTATACAGATGAGCAGTGGCTTAGTTGGAGGCAAGGAGTCCAGCCAGCAATAGAACATAATGCACAAAGAATTCGTAGAGAACACTCGGGCGATCTAACTACTTCTCAGTGGGAGGAACTATTCAAATGAACATAGATGAAAAATTAAACAATATGAAACCAAAGGATACCCCTTTATTAGTCCTTGGGTACTTACTATTAGGCATGATGTTACTTTTGCCATTAACAGCAAAAGCCGATAATACAAACAGCATAATCATTAGTCAAGTTAACAATGAAGATACTGATGACTTAATACTTACTATCTCCCAAGAGGGTTATGATAATAAAGTTAATCTTTCTCTTGCACACGATGATAATACTATTACAATTACTCAACAAGGTAACAACCATGAAGTTAGTTGGGTTGAACAGTGGGGGTCAGGCATAAACTGGGGCGGCGACTTAGACGGCGAAAACAACACTTTGACCTTTCGTCAAAATTGTTCTCGTGGTACCAGTTGTGGGAAATCAGATATAGGATTTCACATTCAAGGAGACTCCAACACAGTTAAATATGGGCAAGGAGTTTATATGGCGAGCTCAACCAATACTGCATTTATATATGATTCTGACGAGGGCGGAAACCATACAGCAACGTTAGACATTCACGGTAACGGCAACACTCTTTCTGGATATCAACGAAATGGAAACCTAAATGCTTACAGTGGGCATACTTCACGTTTATACCTGTACGCAGACAATAACACACTTTATGCCGCTCAAGAAGCCGACGGAGCAAAGACACTAAATTATACCAGTAACGTTGATGGTAGTGTTGGCAATATCATACAATCACATAACGGAGGCCACACAGCCACAGTAGTGTTGAACGGCAATTATCCGACCAACATAACTTTACTTCAACATTCAGCAACAGCACAGTCATACTCATTAACACAAAATTGTCTTACATCGAGTGGTTGTAGTATTTCAGTTACACAAGATTAATTAAGCGGTTGACACAGTACAATTTCTGTACTATAATATAACTTATGAAACACATGATCAAGTGGTTAAAAATAACCGCTGGTATAAACTTATATCTATCCGTGATAATGACACTAGTGCTAATAGCCTTAGTTGCGGATATCGTTTTAGATACATATTGGCATAGTAATGCTTATATAGAACAATTTAAGAATAGTGATAACTAGTTGGCTATCATCATATAGAACTTATTGTCTATCAGTTGCTTTTGCACACTTTGTATTGTTCACTTTCTTCTTCCCTAATGTAGTATTTTATACTATTGTTGTGGTAATTATGTTTGTAGTTTTGTATGTGTGGATTGATTTAATTCACACAATAGAAGAAGCACACAGAATGGATATATTAAATTTAATACATACTTCTTCCTGCCAAGAAACTATAGAAATCTTATCCTTTGAATTACACCTACACGATCAAAACAGTATAGCAGGCCACCGACCTTTTCATCTGGACGGCATTAACTATTAAAATGCAACAAATTGTTACTTGATGTAACACTTTTCCGATAAATATATTATGTTATAGAAACAGTTTGTTTTATAACTTATTATAATAAGGAGAAAGATATGAAAAATTTGTTATCATTCTTCAGTTTAATCGCTTTATCTAGTATAGTAGGGTGTGCCTCAGTTGGAGGTGCCTGGAATGCTGGTACAGAGATTGTTACAGGAACAGTTGACTCTGTTGTGGGCGGAGCCGCAACAATGGCAGTTGCTATTACTGATGATGTGAGAAACATTGCAGACGTAACTATTGATACAGCACAAGGTGTTGTTAAAACAGTTGCAGAAAATGTTGATGCACAAACTGATGAACTACAAAAGGACGATACACCTGAAAAAAAGTAACGAGTTTTTCTTTATTCCCAAAGGACAAGGACGAAATGTCCGCCTCAGAGCTTGTTAAACTTTTTAAACAGAATGCAAAAAAGTTAGAAGCATACTGCAAGGCAAATCCTAAAGAATGTTGAAGAACAACGAAAGGGCAGACAACTGCCCTTTTTATTGACTGATTCTAAGAGGAAGTGTAATAAAATACGATAAATATTACTATGAAATGGTTGTACAGCGGATATGCTGTGGTATTGTCTATTGTGTTACTACTTGCTTTAAGAGTAGCAGACCCAACGGCATTACAAAGTTTTCGAAGTCAAGTATTTGACAGTTACCAACAACTAGACACTATAGTAGATAGTAACGATGTTGCTATTATTAATATAGGTGAAAAAAGTTTACAAGCATTAGGTCAATATCCTTTTCCTAGGACTACTTATGCTCAGTTAATTTACGACATCAGGCAAAAGAATCAAGGCATATTAGGATTTACTATTATGTTTCCTGAGGCAGATAGATTCGGTGGCGATGAGGTATTTGCATCATGGATAAAAGACAACGGGATAGTTTTATCTCAGACCCCAAGTTCAAAAGGAGTAAAGAGTACAGGTCCTCACATTGGTACAGGAACGATAGGCCCTTTACCCGCACAGGACTTTGTGCTAACATGGCCCAATCTAGTAACGAACATAAGCCAACTAGAGACTATGGCGTTTGGTATTGGAGTTAATGCTTCAGCACCACAACCTGACAATCAAACAAGAACTTACCCACTAACAATAGGCGTTGAAGGAAAACTATATCCTAGTTTTGCTATTGAAATGCTTAGAGTAAACACAGGAAAGCCAAGTTATATAATTAAAACTACAGAAGTTGGTATCAGTGAAATTGCTGTTCCACCCTATGAGCCAGTTGTAACACAACCAGATGGAACATCCTATATACGTTTCAATAATAAGTTTCAAGAAGTAGAATACACAAATGCAGACAGTTTGCCTAATATGGGCGGCAAGTTTGTAATACTTGGAGTTACAGCAGAAGGTATTGCAAACCCTGTGCCTACTCCAATCGGACTCCTCTATCCACAGCATGTACAAGCTCATATGCTACAGAACTTAATAAGTGGTACCAATATAACCCGTAGCCAGTTAAGTGCTGTTACAGAGCTTCTGTGTGCGTTGTTGAGCATGATATTAATTGCTCTAGCAATATATAAGTTGCCCGTTTGGGCTGGATTAGTAACTACAGTTACTCTTATAAGCGGAATAGTGTACTATAGTGTAAGTTCTTACACAGCAAACTTGATATTATTTGATGCAACGTTTCCAGCAATAGCCAGTTTCTTAATATTTTCACAAGCAAGTTTTAACAACTTCTGGATACAGTTTAAACTAAGAGCAGAGATACAAAAACAATTTGCCGGTTATGCCTCACCCACAGTTGTGCGTATGCTACAAGAAAATCCAGACTTAATTAAACAAGGTATGAAAAAAGAAGTTAGTATATGCTTCTCAGATTTGCGTGGCTTTACCCCATTGGGAGAAAGTTTTGGTGATGATGTTCAAGGACTAACAAAAATAATGAATGGCTACATGGATGCTATTACACAGCCTATACTTGATGCAGACGGAATGGTTATTAAGTATATCGGCGATGCAAGTATGCACATACACAATGCACCAATGGACGATCCAGATCATCCTGCAAGTGCTGTGAAAACAGGAATACTAATGCTTAGAGCAGTAGAGGAATTCAATGATAAAATTGTTAAAGAAGGTAGACCGCCGGTTGGTATGGGTGCTGGTATTAATACAGGGCTCGGTTATATTGGGGAAATGGGTTCTACTGCAAGACATTCATATGACATACTCGGAGACGCAGTTAGTACTGCCGCAAGGATAGAAAGTAAGTGTAAGGAATATGGTTGTCTATTACTTGTAGGTGGCGATACATACAAGCATACTAAAAATAATTTCTTTTATCTAAAAGTAGATGATCTAGCAGTAAAAGGAAAGACTGTGGGCATTGAAATATATACTGTACTTGATGTTAAACTAAACAAGTATGCAGGTGCAAGACAACTACACGAAGACATGCATATGAATTATCGTAAGCAAAATTTTGATAAAGCAATTAAATTATGCAATCAACTACATGATGCATTTGAAGGTAAGATGTCAGGGTATTATGATATGTGGATCGAACGTTGCGAATTCCAAAAAACACAAACACTTCCTAAAGATTGGGACGGTGTGTTTATAGCAACATCTAAGTAACTATTCTTCAGGCTCCCAATTTTGTAAGTTGTAAAAGAATTGGGCATAGTATCTTCCATCCTTTATTAACTGTCTTGCATGAAAAAGTTCTAATGGTATTCCTACGTCATGTTTTAGTATAGGCCAATAGTAGCGTTTGATAATCCTTTCAAGTCTTTTAACATCAGCCTCCAATGCATCTAGTAAACTATTATTAAACTCTAAATCAGTTAGTAAACTACTAAGCCATAAGTGATGGTCACTAGTAGGGTCATAACGTCTAGTCATATCTCTTGCATCGTAATATAATGCTCTAATTGGGTTTATACCTTTTCGATACTTATTTAGTATATGTGGAAATGAAAAGTCTCCAGACCTTGTTCTAGATTGTCTTGTTAGTGCGGCGTATTCTTTTTTGAGAGCGGCTTTAAGAGAGGCTAAACTTTCGCCAGTCTGTCTATCATACTCTTTAATTATTTTGTCTGCTAATCTTATTTGTCTTGCTGTGAAGTGATGCTTACATGATTCAATGTCTTCAATGGTGTACACCCCGTCAAGTAAGTCGTGTGGTAGTGTTTTAGTTTTTGAAAACTTTGCAAGTTCGGATTGAATCCGTACACAAATAAAATCTATAACTTCTGGCAAAACAGACTCCTTGCAACATTACTTAGTTGCGTTGACTTCTAAAATTCTGTGTAGTTTGTCTGTGCCGCCATTACGGGTTAATGTTACTCTTGCACCTTGATGCAATGGTTGAGGCCATCTTCCTATATCAATCCATGCATACCCAGAACTTTCTTCATTGAGTGTTGGAGAAAACTCTTTTTCTACTACAGCGGCAAAACTATAATAGTAGAAGTTTTTGTCCTTGCTTTCGTAAACATCTATAGGGTTGAGTTTGTGTAACTCTGGCATAAAACCTATTTCTTCGTTTAGTTCACGTTGTAATGCTTCAAATGGTGTTTCACCGTTATCTATAATTCCACCAAAGAATCCCCAGGTATGTTTAAAACGTTTATCACTGTTTCTTAGTTGTAATAAACATCTACCTGTGTCCTGTGCTAAAAATACAACACCTGCGGCAGTAATCAAAGTACCAATCTCCAAAATCCTGGATTGTATGTACCTTGCCAACTACTTATCCACTGTGTACCTGTCCATTTGTATTGCTGTGTGGTGTATGTGTTTTTCATGTAATGTTTTGTTCCTGCACTAGTACTAGCATCAAACACCACTGCCCATGCGTTCCCATCAAACTCTATAATGTCATCGGTACTGGCTGATATTTCTCCCCATTCTGCAAATGTTGGAACTATTGGTCCTGTTAATAAGTATCGCTGTCCGGTTGCCTGAGCAATTAACGTACCACCTGGTCTAGAAACACCCGGGTCAATAATTTTATCTACTGGTGTAAGTGTATCACTTGGTAATGTGTCTGCATCTACATTGAATACTAAGTTGTTTTCATCTAGAGAATTAGCAACAATACTGCCTATAACTAATTGATCGATTTGGTCGGCATCGGGACTAATATTAAGTTCTAATCTACTGGTACTTTGCAATTCTCCATGCATTTCTATTATGTCTTGCCACTTAGTTGGCGTACCCTGTGCTGTTAATAATGTAGCACCGCCACTAACAACCTGTACTTTAAAGTCGCTAGGCGAAACAATTACAGTAGCATCATCGGCTAATGCACCAAAGAAGTCAGCATAACTGCTATCAAATCCTAAGTCTGCAACACTATCGACACTATGTATATCGTTAACAATTCTTTGTATAATTGTTTGTCTTTTAACTTTAGCAGGAGGACTAATCCATATAGGAACAGCAAATGTTAATGTAGATATATCAAGTGATTCATCTACTCCTGCTGGCAAAGTTCTACTACTCCAATTAATATCTGTAAGTTCTACTTCAAAAATACTAGTCCAGTCTAACGGGTTATCGTTAACTTGTAATTGTATTCCAGGATTAAAAATTACAAAAATTTGTTCTAGTATTTGTAACTTCATGTCAGTGTTTGTTGTCCATATATCAACTTGTATATTCAAGTTATACGGAACAGGCATATATCTTTGTGTAGTATATAAGTTGCCTTGTGCAGATGTGTATGAGCCAGATTCAACGTCCCATTCTCTTTCTGCTACTTGATTAGTATCAACTAAAAAAGGGTCTTGAATTCTATCTTTTGCTGGCTGTATACTCTGTATACTAACTGTAATTTGCGGAGCATTGTTTACAGCATTTTCGGAATTGTTACGCAATATTTGTGCAACCATTCTGCTGATGTCACCGTATCGTGCAGGCACTCTGTTAAGACGTTCTGCGCCTTTAACTATTTCTTTAACTTTAAAGTTTGAGAATACTCGTACAAGTTGTAACAGATAACGTTTTACCTGTGCATCGTACCAATAGTCTAAGTTTTTGCCTGCCATAATTTATTATACGTTTTCTAAACGTTCCATTAATCTTTCAGCACGATTAGTTACTTGTTTGTGCCATCTAGAGTCTCTACCTTCTACTGCGGCAGTTTTCCAGTCGCCTTCAACAATACCGGCATGCATTTTTTTAAATTTGCTTAATCTTGTTCTGCCCATATTGAACATCATGTTAACCAAGATCTGTTGTACTTCGTCTGGTAAATCTCCAAATACCCCTTCTTCGTATAGTAACTCACACTCGCTAATTGCTGTGTCGAGGTCTTTTTCAAAGCACTCTTTTGTTCTTTCTTCTGAGATTGGCGTTCCAACTTCTTGTCCGTGCTCAGGGTCGGTCTCAAGAACGAGATGCCCGACACCAAAGGTTGGGTAACCAAGGTGGTCCAAGTAGATTTCATTTACTACTCCTTCGTCTATTTTCAGTTGCTCAAAAACTGCTTCTCTGTCTAATTTTGTATCTTTAAAAAACATTACTGCTCCTATGTGTCTGTCCTAGGTCTTACAACCTGGCTTAAATTTGTTTTTTCAGTAACAACTTCACCGTCACTGTTTGTAGTATATGTATCATTATTAATGAACGATGCTAGTGTTTTATTAGCAGTTGCCCAAGTTCGTTTATTATCATCAGCATACTTAACCCATCTTGTTCCTTTCTTTTGAAACAATCTGTGTGGAGAGAAGTCAGTTCGTAAAAAGAAATCTCCGTCACTTGTTCCTGAAGTTGGGAACGATGCTCCACTACCTACTAGACTTAATCCATTAGGTGCTGTACCATCATTTGGTTCTATGTATGCTTTATCCGGTGCATTAGGATCAACATATAAATGACTTGCCCTACCCACTCTTGAGTCTGATGCAACATCGTTTTCTGCTTGTTCTAATAACTTGTCGTTAATAATAATTTCGTCAGCATATTTACTAAGTAAATTTCTAAGGTCGCCTTCTTCCTCACCAGTACCAAGTATGTCTCTGTACTCTTGTGAGTCTGTTATAGGTCCACACTTAACTCTCCATAAGTGAGGCCACCAACGTGGATCAAATCCTTCAGAAGGT